CTTTTCTGTTTTCACCGCAACAAGAGAGCACAAGTCATGACTAAGGCTGCACAGGGTCACACAAGGCCGCTCAAGGTCGTTCCAGAGGCGAGCAGAGATGATCAGGGAATTGCTCTGGAATCTAAGCGCCTTATTGGCTCAGATCGGCCGAGAATTCATTCTGCGCTCAATGATTTGCCGTCTAGAGGCCTAGAAGTGATCGAGTTTGCTGAGTCCATAGGTGTACAGCTCATGCCTTGGCAGAAATTTGTCTTTGAGCATGCAATGAAAGTTAAGCCTGACGGCCGCTGGAAACACCCGGTCGTTGTGATTGTGGCAGCCCGGCAAAACGGTAAAAGCACAATCATGGAAATGTGCATTCTTGCCAGAATGTTTTTATGGAACGAGCCGCTACAGCTGGGCAGTGCTCACGTACTGACAACCTCACTTGAAACGTTCCGGCACATTGTCAACTTAATCGAAAGCAATCCAGCTTTGGCAAAACACGTCAAAAAAATCCGCTGGGCTCATGGGTCAGAGGAGATCGAGCTAAAGTCTGGCGCTCGCTACGTAGTCAAGGCGGCGAATGCAGCTGCTCGCGGTTTTGCTAAACCTGAAACGGTTTATATGGACGAAACGCGTCAACTCAAGGACACCGAGGCTTGGTCGGCTATGCGCTACACAATGATGGCTGCAAAAAATCCTCAGCTCTGGACGTTTTCAAATGCTGGCGATCAACACAGCTTAATCCTCAATCAGCTGCGAGATCGAGGCCAAGCTAGTGCCGCCGGGTCAGATGATGATATTGCTTATTTTGAATGGTCGGCTTATTCAGACAAAATTACCGACGAAAAAAACTGGGTCGCTAGTAATCCAGCACTTGGCCACACAATCCATGAGGACAATATCCGCGCGGTCTTAAATGATCCGCCGGACGTGGTTCAGACTGAGGTGCTTTGTCGCTGGGTCAACACAATTAGCGGAGCAATACCGGCAAAAGAATGGAACGAGTGCGGCGGATCTGAGGTAGAGCTTGACGTGGAGAAGGTGACTTGGTTTGGTCTTGATCTTTCGCCAGATCGACGAGACGGCGCTTTGGTCGCAGCCCAGAAAAATCCTGACGATACTTTCATCATTAAATTGCTGCACACTTGGCACAATCCAATTTCGCTTGACGATAAAGCCATTGCCAATGACATTGCACCTTATGCCCGCAAATATCCTGTTGAATATGTAGCTTTTAGCAAGCGGACAAGCTCTGCCGTAGCTGCTCGACTAGCTCCCGCTGGCATTCCAGTGATCGACATTGACGGCGCGTTATATGGGCAAAGCTGCGACGAATTGCTAGGAGCGATTACCTCAAAGCGGCTTATGCATGGAAAACAGGCAGAATTATCCAAGCAGATACTATCGGCCGTCAGATTACCAATGGGCGACGGCGGCTGGATTATCGGACGGCGCGCCTCAAGCGTTGCGGTCTGCGCGGCTGTTGCCTCAGCTCTGGCGGTTCACTTTGCGACACGCCCTGAAATGGAGATCGACATTTTCTCAGCCTAGGTGTATAGGCCACCTTTACACTTTGCCACATGGGTCTATTTTCGCGCACAGTCACAACACAAGCGCCAGCGGCGACCTCTGACATCGAGGCTTCACTAGCTCCAGTAAATGTCACTAGCTCGCTCTACAATATTTATGGCGTCGCCGGTATTACAGCTTCACGCGTTGAATTTATGTCAGTGCCAACGTGCGCTCGCGCTCGCAATATTATCTCGTCAAGTGTGGCCAGCATTCCGCTAAAAGTGCGCACAAAGCAAGACGGTGCTCGCGTTGAGACACCGCCAAAATGTATTAACCAACCAGATCCACGTGTGCCGGGCTTTGCAACGTACGCATGGCTTGCAGAGGATTTGCTGCTATACGGTTACGGTTACATGCGCATTTTAGAAATTTATGCAGACACATATCGCATTCGCAGTGCTGAGCGCATAGATCCAACGCGCGTAACAATTAAAACAAATGCTAACGGCACAGAAATTGAGTATTACTGCGTTGACTCAATACCAGCGCCTTATGAAGGTCCGGGCAGCTTGGCAGTTTTCTATGGCGTTGACGAAGGCATTTTAAATCGTGCTGGGCGAACAATTAAAGCTGGCGCAGAATTAGAACGCGCTGCAACAATGTACGCGCGCGAGCCAGTCCCAACAATGGTTTTGAAATCTAACGGAACAGCGTTGCCAGCTGATCGCATTGCCAAATTGCTTGAGTCTTGGGGTCAAGCCCGTCGCAATCGTTCAACAGCGTTTTTAAATGCTGACGTTGAATTGCAGACACTTGGTTTTGATCCTGAAAAGTTACAGCTTAATCAAGCCCGTTCCTACGTTTCGACAGAATTAGCCAGGGTCACAGGCATTCCGGCTTATTACGTTGACGCTGAGTCAGGATCGAGCATGACTTACAGCAACGCAACTTTAGCGCGTCAATCTTTGCTCGATTTCTCGCTGCGTCCAATTATGACAGCGATCGAGGAACGGTTGTCAATGACTGGCATGCCAAATGACTTTGTGCCAGCAAGTCAAGAGGTTAAATTTGATTTGGACGATTACTTGCGCGGATCTGCGAAAGAACGCGCAGACGTGTACAAAATTCTTTACGATATTGGCGCTTTAACTTCAGATGAAATCCGACTAGAGGAAGAAATGATCAGATGACATACAGCATACAAAAACCAATCAAGGTCGACTTCTCAATTAAAGTCGAAGCTGCGGATTTTCCAAAGCGAGAATTGTCTGGTCGCATTGTCACGTGGAATGAGGAAGGCGTGACTAGCTCTGGATCAACAATGTTTCAAAAAGGTTCTATCACTTTTAGCGACAGCACAAAGCTTCTACTTGAGCACCGTCGCGAAGCACCTATTGGATTTTTAAAAAGCTACGAAGAAGATGAAGAAGGTATCTACGCGACGTTTTCTATAGGAAATACGACCGCTGGTTCTGACGCTCTCGTCGAAGCGTCTACGGGATTGCGCGACGGATTTAGCGTGGGCGTGATTGCTCAAAAATATAAAAACGTTGACGGCGTTTTAGTAGTTAGCGCAAGTGCGCTTAAAGAAGTTTCACTTGTTACCGATCCAGCCATTGCCAGCGCAAAGGTTGCGATTGCAGCTAGTGAAAACAATAATTCTGAGTCCGAATTGGAAGCAGATGAACAACCAACCGAAGGAGACAAGCAAGTGGAAACACCTACAGCCGTTCCAGAAGTCCCAGCCGAAACGGTTGAGGCTTCCAAAGTCGAAAAGGTCGAGGCTTCTCGTCCGCTCTACTTTTCATCACCGCGTTCACCAATTGTTAGCGGTGGTTCATACCTTGAGCATTCAATCAAGGCAACGCTAGGCAATGAAGACTCTCGCCAGTACATCAAGGCAGCAGATGACTCATTCTCAACAAATCCAGCGTTTTCGCCGGTATCTTACGTCCGCGACGTTGCACAAAACACAAACGCTGATCGTCCAGTAATTGATGCTTGCGGCGGTACACGTCCATTAAGCACATACGGAATGACAGTGTCTATTCCAAAAATTACTGCTAACTCAACAGCTGCAACAGTGGCAGAGGGCGGAGATCCAACTGGTACAACCGCGATTACTTCTAGCTATGTAAATGCGACAGTTATCAAAAAAGCCGGGTTTCAACGCTATTCAGTCGAGCTCCTCGACCGGTCAGATCCGAGCTTTTATGAAATCATGCTCCAGAATTTACGCGACGGCTACGCTCAAGCAACTGACCAATATGTAATTGCACAAATTACAGCTGGCGGAACACAGGCAACAGCAACAGCGGCAGACTCAGCTGGCTTGATCTCATTTGTTTCAACAGAAGCGCCAGCTGCATACACAGCAACAAAGCGCACAGCAAAATCATTTGTTTCAGGCACTTCTATTTGGAGCACATTACTTGGCGCAACAGATACAACTGGACGTCCAATTTACAACGCTGGAAATCCTATGAATAACGCTGGATCTGCAATGCCAACAAGCATTCGCGGAAACGTTCTTGGCCTTGACTACTATGTAGATCCAAACATGGTTGCAACTTCAATCGACGAGTCAGCATTCATTATCGAGCCTCGCTCAATCGAGATTTTTGAGTCTCCTGCGCTTCAATTGGCTACAAACGTTCCAACCACAGGCGAAATCGAAATCATGCTCTACGGTTACATTGCAGCTCAAGCCGTCTTTGCCGGTGGCCTACGTCGCTTCAACCTAACCTAAAAAATAAGCATGGCCTAGGTGCGCTCCCGTATCTAGGCCAGTCGATCACGAAAGGACAGAGATGCCTAGCATTATCACAGCCTCACAACTGCGCACAGTGTTGGGCGTCTCTGTCTCTTTATACAGTGACGCTTACCTCGACTCAATAATAAATTCGGCCGAACAGGTCATTTTGCCGTTGCTTACTGCCAATCAAAATGCAATTGCTGCGGTTTATTTACAAAACAACGTTGCTTATTACATAACACAAAAGCCAAATTCATTTGTTGCTGATCAAAGTGTTGTAATCACTGGCTGCGTTCCAAATACTTTTAACGGCACAAAGACAGTAACATCAAATTATTATGATCCGTTCCCTTATCTGCCTTTTGCTTATCCAGCGCCATATTTTTACTTTACTTGCGCGGTTACAAATGCAGACATTACATTTCGCCCGGTAATCCCTGCGGGCGTGGCCTACCTATCCGGGGCAAACGCGGCCACACTTTATGCGAGCACTGACGCGGTTGAACAAGCGGTCACGATCGTCAGTGTGGAGATATTCCAGAGTGTGGTCGCGCCCGGCGGACAGATCGAGGGCGTGGACTTTACGCCTAGTCCATTCCGCATGGGTCGCAGCTTACAAAATCGCGTCATTGGCCTGTTAGGCAATTACATCGACGTTTCAACAATGGCCATGTAAATGCCTACGCCAACAACAATTGCCACAAACGTAAGAGGCACACTTGCAACAGCTTTGGCTGGCGTAGCTGCTTCTGTTTATTCATCACCGCCAGAAGCCGTCATTCCACCAGCTTGCGTGATCGTTCCAGACGCGCCTTATCTTGAAACAACGACTATTGGCAAAAGCCAAGTCCGCGTAAAAATTAACTTTGTCGTGACTGCCGCTGTTGCCTACAACAACACAGCTGGCGCGCTCGATAACCTTGAGCAGCTTATTATTGCGATTATGGGCGCAATGCCTGCGGGCTACACAGTCGGAGACGTACAACGTCCGACAGTGCAATCTGTAGGAGCTTCAAACCTATTAGTGGCGGATCTCGCGGTCAGCACTTACTACACACAGCAAACAATCTAAGGAGACAAGCAAATGCCAACAACAATCGTCACTGGTCGCGATATAACCTTTACGCTCGCAACAGTGAATTATGACGCACAAACAACAGCGGTCACGCTAGTAAATGCGCCAGTTATTACTACCTATCAAACACTTGACGGCAAGGCTTACAAGCACATTGACGATCAGTGGACACTTAACATTGAATTACTTGCAGACTGGGGCGCAACTAGCTCACTATTTGAAGCAATGTGGACAGCGTTCACATCTGCACCTAATACAGCTTTAGCTTTTACGCTTGTGTCTGCAACAGGTGCAAGCTTTGCAGGTACAGTCTTTCCAGTAGCACCTACAGCTGGCGGCGCTGCACCAGACGCACAAACAGACTCATGGGCAATGCTTTGCGCCTCAACACCAGTCCTCACAATCAGCTAGAAGCAATCGAAACGGGAGCACACAATGAAACTGCCAATCACGATCGAGTACACATCAGGCGAGTTCGGTACATATACCGCGCAACCGCCAGAGTGGGCGAAATGGGAAAACAAAACAGGTCTGACTATTTCACAAGCACAAAACAAGATTGGAATTGCCGATCTGCTATTTCTTGCGTGGAATGCAATGAAGCGCGAAGCTGGTGGAAAGCCAATCAAGGGCTTTGACATTTGGTGTGAAACTGTTGCAGACGTGACTGTCGGTGAGGTTCTCCCAAAAGCTACGCCGCCGGAAGCGTAAATCGCATACTGGTCGAGCTGGCATTGGCGACTGGTATAGCAATGAGCGAGTGGCATACGGCGGAGCAGATATACACAGCGCTTGAGATATTGGAGAAGCAAAATGAGCGACAGCGTTGAGATTGCCTATGACAAGGCTGATCTGCGTCGCGTCTTAGGTGCATTCAAAGCAATGGACGCTGAGGCTACAGTCCAAGCAAAAGCCGCTTCTGGAGCTTTGGCAGAATTTGCTCAGGACAAAATTATTGGCACAGCCAGCGGTCGAGGTCGCGCAGCTGAAAAGATTGCCCGCGGATCAAAGGTGTCTAAATCATCAAAGATCGGTGAGCTGTCTTTTGGCTTTGCCGGGCAAAAGTTTTCTGGCGGCGGCACAACTCAACAACTCTGGGGCGGCAACGAATTCGGATCAAACAAATATAAACAATTTCCTATCTGGTCAGGTTTCGGGCCAAAAGGTCGCGGATCAAACGGCTGGTTTATTTATCCAACATTGCGCGCCATTCAGCCCGAAATCATTGCTAAGTGGGAAAATGCTTTTGACAAGATCCTCAAGGAGTTTTAAATGGTTGCGCAAAGTAGAACGCTCAAGCTGTCGATACTTGCTGACGTTGACCAACTTAAAAAATCCTTAAATAGCGCAAACGCTGACGTAGAAAATTCCAGTAGTAAGCTTGGAGAATTTAGCAAAAAGGCTGGGCTTGCTTTTGCCGCAGCCGCAGCTGCCGCCGGTGCTTATGCCGTAAAACTTGCTGTTGACGGAGTGAAAGCCGCGATCGAGGACGAGGCCGCGCAGATACGACTTGCAGGCGCTTTAAAAAATGCCACAGGTGCAACAAATGAAATGATTGCTTCTGTTGAAAAGCAAATACTTAAAACATCATTAGCTACAGGTGTGGCAGATGATCAGTTACGTCCAGCCTTGTCTCGCCTTGCTCGGTCAACTGGCGACGTGACCACCGCTCAAGATTTGCTCAATTTATCTCTGGACATTTCGCAAGCTACTGGAAAAAGTTTGGATACTGTCGCAAATGCTTTGGGCAAATCCTATGACGGCAATTCAGCGGCACTTGGCAAATTAGGGATTGGCTTGTCTGCTGCTGAATTAAAAACTATGTCTTTTACAGAGCAGCAAGAGTATTTGACAAAATTATTTGGCGGAGCAGCCGCGGCTAACGCTGAAACATTTGCAGGCAGAATTCAAATTTTAAAAAATGGTTTTAACGAAGCACAAGAGGCAATTGGTGCAAAATTGCTGCCAATTATTGAACAACTGGTCGCGTTTGTAATCAACAAAGTAGTGCCAGCGTTAGGTAAATTTGCAGATTTCTTTAAACCAATTACAAAAGCAATTGACGACAACAAAGAGTCATTTGTTTTATTTATTGAGTTTATCCAAAGTTACGTTGTGCCAGTACTTGTCACCGTATTAGGCGGCGCTTTGCAGACGGTAGGCAAGATTGCCGGAGCAGTCGTGGGCGTGATTGGATCAGTAATCAAGGTTATAAATACTTTAATCCAAGGAACGATCGACGGAATTAACTTTTTGATTAGGGCTTACAACGCGGTCAACCTTGGCTTGCCTGATTTGAAACCTGTCTCAGCTGGCGGCGCACAATCAGGCGGATCATTTAGCAGCATTTCAGGCGTACTTGGATCAAGCATTCCAAGCCCAACTGTAAATACAACACCTATTCCAACAATTACAATTCCGACTATTTCAAGCGCCGTTGTTGCCAACGTAGCAAAAACAGCCGTAACATCAAAGGCTGTTACTTCAAATATAAGCAGTGGCTCAGGCGCAGGCTCAACCATAAATTTGACGGTCAACGGGGCAATTGACTCAGAAGGCACAGCCCGAACAATTGTCAATACTTTAAATAACTCTTTTTATAGAGGAACAGGCGGCGCAAACCAGCTTGTAGCAACCGTATGACCCAGTGGTCGCCAGTTTGGCGTGTAAAGGTTGCTGGCGTTGACGTCACTGACTCTGTACTTGCCAGCCTAAACATAACCTCTGGACGCTCAAATATCTATGAACAGGCTCAAGCAGGTTACTGCTCGATCACGCTAATTGTCTTTAATCAAGCTGCTATTGACTACGAAATAAATGACACCTTATCGGTCGAAGTCCAAGACACGTCGGCGGTCTATCAGCCTATTTTTGGCGGCTCAGTCGTGGACATATCCGTAAGCGTCTCAGAGGTCGGCTCGACCGCGTACACGCAAGAAGTGACAATTACTGCCTTGGGCGCTCTGGCAAGGCTTCAAAAGGCGCTTACAAACGGCGTATTGACACAGGATTTTGAAGGCGATCAAATTGAAACAATTTTGCGAGAAGTCTTATTTGCACAGTGGCAGCAAGTCCCAGCCGCGTTAACTTGGGCTACTTACGATCCGACGACTACTTGGGCAAATGCTGGAGATACTGGACTTGGCGAAATAGATACGCCGGGCAATTATGAGCTGGCACAGCGTTCATCATCACGCACAGTCGTTTATGACCTTGTTGCAGCTCTAGCAACTTCTGGTCTTGGTTATATTTACGAGGACGCGAATGGGCAAATTGGCTACGCGGACTCAACTCACAGGACGACTTACCTTTCAGCCAACGGTTACACAGATTTGACGGCCAATCAAGCGCTAGGTCGAGGCATAACAATCAAAACTAGAGCTGGCGACGTGCGCAATGACGTCACAATAAAATACGGAATAAGCAGCGGCAGCCAGGTAAGCGATCGAGATGAAACCTCAGTAGGCCTTTATGGCAATTTGGCTCAAATCATAAACACAACAATTAAACATCAAGCAGACGCCGAGGCACAGGCAGCGTTTTACTTGGCACTCAGAGCTTATCCTCAGCCAAACTTTGAGCAAATCACTTACGCGCTGACAAATCCAGAGTTAGACAATAGCGACCGAGACAGCCTTATTAACGTTTTCATGGGTCAGCCAATAGCTTTAAATGACCTGCCGGCAAATATGTCTGGCGGAATATTTCAAGGCTTTGTTGAAGGTTTTACATTTCGCGCCAGTTACAACGAGCTATCTATCACGCTGCTTATGTCGCCACTGGCCTATTCATTGCAGGCCATGCGCTGGAATGACGTCCCAATTACCGAAACTTGGGCAAGCGTGTCTCCAATTTTGCAGTGGCAATATGCGACAATCGTGTCATAACCTGAAAGGAAAATAAATGGCTAATCCAACAACCAATTTCGGCTGGGTCATGCCGACCAATACTGATCTGGTCACTGACTTGCCAGCGGATTTTAACGTCTTTGGTCAGGGCGTAGATACTTCTTTGCAATACTTACTTGGAGGCACAACTGGCCAAGTATTGTCAAAAACTTCAAATACAAATATGGCTTTTACGTGGATCGAGCAAGACGATACAACTCTTTCATTTAACGCTCAAACCGGTACAACTTACACACTTGTTGCGGCCGATCTAGGAAAACTTGTAACTCTTTCCAATGCTTCAGGAATAACTCTTACAGTACCGCCGTCAGTATTTACAACAGGCAACATCATCAACATTCAGCAAATTGGTGCCGGTCAAGTGACTCTTGCGCAAGGTGCGGGAGTAACTATAACTTCAACAGGCGCAACAGCTTCCGCTCCAAAATTAAAAAAACAATACAGCGCAGCTTCTATTATCTGCACAGGTAGCAATACTTTTACTGTAATTGGTGATCTTTCCTAATGTCGCCAATTCTAGGATTCGCTGCAAGCTCTAATGCATTAAATAGTCCAACCAGCGTTGACTACTTGGTAGTAGCTGGCGGCGCCGGCGGCGGCGGCTATGCTTACTCTGGCGGCGGCGGTGCAGGTGGATATAAAACATCTACAGGATTGTCAGTAGGTTCAACCATCACCGTAACCGTTGGGGCAGGTGGCGCAGGTGGAGCAAATGCTGCTAACTCAACTGCCAGAGGCAGCGTTGGCAGTAATTCAGAATTAGGAGCAATTATTGCAACGGGCGGTGGTGGCGGCGGTGCAGGAGCTACAGGAGTTACAGGTGCTAACGGCGGCTCAGGCGGTGGTGGCGGCGGTAACAGTACAGGCGCAACCGCAGGATCAGCAAGCCCATCGGGTCAAGGTAATAACGGCGGCGTTGGCGCAACCGACTCAGCGACTTATGCAAACGGTGGCGGCGGTGGTGGTGCTAATGCAGTCGGCGGTGCTGCTGGTTCTGGTGCAGGTGGCGCGGGCGGCGCAGGAAGCGCATCGTCAATTACTGGAACTTCAATCACAAGAGCAGGCGGCGGTGGTGGAACAGGAACTGGCACAAGCGCAAGCGGTGGCGCAGGTGGCGGCGGTGCTGGTAATAAAACAAATACTGCATCAAATCCAGGAACCGTTAATACAGGCTCAGGCGGCGGCGCCCAAGACGGCACCGGTGGCGCTGGTTGGAACGGTGTCGGCGGTGCAGGCGGCTCAGGCGTGGTCATTATTGCCTATCCTGACACATTTGCAGAATTAACAACTATTGGCGGAACACTTGTTTATGATCAACCAACTCGAAGCGGTTATCGAGTTTATCGTTTCACAGCAGGAACAGGAACGGTGACTTTCTAATGGCTCACTATGCATTCCTTGATGAAAATAACATTGTTACTGAG